CACTTTCATGGAAGGATATAGACAGGAAGAATGGCGTTATTCACATTACAAAGACTATAACACGTACTTTGGAAGATGGAATGGTTGTGGGCGATTTCCCAAAGACAGATGCAGGAAAAAGGGATATTCCATTAACTGAGAATCTTAAGAAAATACTAGCTAGAGAGAAAGAAAAACAGGAACTGATTTCCAACATAGCAAATATAGACGGGCAGATTTTTACAACGTCACGTGGTGGAATAGTCGGAGATCAGGAAGTGAACAGAACAATCAAGAAAGTGTTACGCCGGTTAGAATCCATGGATATTCACATTGAACATTTTACAGCCCATGCATTAAGAGATACATATGCTACAAGATTTATTGAACAAAAAGGAAGTATGCAGACATTAAAAACACTTCTGGGACATACTTCATTGGCTATGACAATGGATTTATATGCTCATGTTCTACCAGATACGAAAAAGGATGAAACAGAAAAGATTGTGTTTGATATAGCTTTATGATCAATATGATCCGCAGGGCGGCAGCTTATAAAAAGGCTGTCGCTCTTTTTGTTATGGGTCGTGACCCTGTTGAGTACGCGAAGCGTGCGAAATATCAACCACCCGCTATGCGGGTGCGCGGTGTTTGTTATACAAAAAAATCACCTTTCCGTTATAATTTTGGATGTTCAAGCCTAAATTATAACGAAGGGAAAGGTGATTTTAATGGCCAATAAGGCAAATAGTTTAGCACACACTAAATGGATGTGTAAGTACCACATAGTGTTCACACCAAAGTATAGGAGAAAAATAATCTATAATCAATACAAGGCAAGTATAAGAGATATCTTGAAACAGCTTTGTGCTTATAAGGGAGTAGAGATTATAGAAGGACACTTAATGCCAGATCACGTACATATGCTGGTTAGTATTCCACCAAAGCTTAGCGTATCACAGTTTATGGGATATCTAAAAGGAAAGAGTGCGCTGATGATATTTGATCAGCACGCAAATTTGAAATATAAGTTTGGAAACAGACATTTCTGGGCAGAGGGATACTATGTAAGTACAGTGGGACTTAATGAGGCGACAATAAAGAAGTACATTCAGGAACAAGAAAAACATGATATAGCAATGGACAAACTGAGTGTGAAAGAGTATGAGGACCCCTTCAAGGGGTAGCCGGTATTACAAGCGCCCTTTCAAGGGCTGCGACGAGTCAAAGGCGTTAAAGGCTTGAACAAAGTGAAAGCCAGCGTCTTTAGGCGCTGGCCGGTAACTGCCCCTTATAGGGGCGAGCAAACCACCCGTTGGACGGGTGGTTATGATTATGATCCGGGACGCCTGCTGCCTAGGAAATCAATGAGGATTGCTGAAAAAGTATGCAATTTTTTTGTGAAATCCCTTTGACAAATACGCATTAAATGCGTATAATAATATTGTAAAGCAAAGGAGTGAAACATAATATGAAACGTATTGATTTTGTGAAACTCCTTGAAGCGAATGGCTGGTACTTAAAACGCCATGGTGGAAATCATGATGTATACACAAACTCTTCCGGAGGAAGGATTGTTGTACCAAGGCATTCGGAGCTAAAGGAGCCGCTTGTAAAAGCGGAAATCAGGAAGTGGGGGCTTAAATAGCCCCTGTTTCCTCCTCTTTTAACTGTATTCACAAGCATAGGAGGTGTGTTATGGCGCTTAAGGAAGCATATCCCATTGTACTCAGGCCTGATGAAAATGGATATTATGTCTTTATCCCAGATTTTGATTCTGGAACCCAGGGCGATACGATAGCTGAAGCAATGGAAATGGCAAGAGATGCTATTGGAATTTTGGGTATAGATATGCAGGATGATGGCGAGGCTTTACCAGAACCCAATAGCGTAAGCTATGCAAAAGAGGATAGCGATATACTTACTTTTGTGGACGTGGACTTTGATGAGTATAGGAAGAAGGTAGATAATCGTTCAGTAAAGAAAAATTGTACAATTCCTTATTGGTTAAGTGTTGAAGCGGACAAGGCAAATATTAATTATTCGAGAATTTTACAGGATGCTCTTGCAAAAACTCTCAATTTATCGTTAAATAATCAATAATCAATATGTTTCATATAAAACCTCGTGGGCATTTACATATATGCTTGCGAGGTTTTTGTTTTAGGATGTTGTATGATCCAATACCCTATGAATTATGTCCTGCTGCCCGGAAGCTTCCTCTTGGCAGCAGGTTGTTTTTTGCTACGTCTGGAACTGTATAATAAATGTGTATCTAACGGATTTGGTTGTGAAAGGATAGGATAATATGAAAGTGTATTATTACGCAACTGATAAGAAAGATATTCCAGATATAGCGAACGATGGTATTAAAAAAGGAACCATGTTATCAGATAACATGGAAAAAGCCTTTTATATGCTGCTAAGAAGATACCACGAACAGAAATTGCATGGAAAAATTGCTGTCATGCCGGTATACATTAGTGATGAATCCGATATTATAACGAAAGAGGGAAAGTATATTGTTTCTGAAGATATAGCTGATATAAATATTGAAGGGATAAGAAGAGAGATATTTGTCTATGAGGTATAGTGCTTAAAACCATACCCCCAAAGTACCCCCAAATGTACACCTTTATACCAAAATTTTTAGTAAACGATAACGAATTAAAAATGTTACATGATAAACAAAGTGACATATTATAGATGTGCATAAAATCAAGATTTTTTTATGCAACTATGAAAACAGATAAACAACTATAAACAATGACACAAAATGCACGTTGAAAAATATGTTATAATATCACATTCCGCTTGGAATACAACAATAATCATGCTTTCAGTATGCCATATAAGCAAAATACCCCTATTGATACCCCTAAAATTCTACTTTATTACTTAACCGCAGATAAAAGAACCATAATAAAGCTATCAAATTGACCGTTATAGTCAATAATTCTATAATTGAAGTATGAATATTGTCGTACTTCACAGAAAGGAAGGTTGATTATGGCAGGAAAAATAATTGATGTAACGATGCAACTCATTGACAAGATATCACAACCTCTTAGTGGTATTAATTCCAAGCTTACTGATTCAGGGCGACAATGGCAGAATGCTGGGAAAGATATTTCCAGAACTGGAGAAAGCATAACAAAAGTGGGTACAGCTTTAACAACTGCTGTTACTCTTCCTTTGGTTGGCGCTGGTGTCGGAGTTGTAAATTTGGCGTCCACGTTTGAAGCGGGAATGTCTAAAGTACAGGCTATTTCAGGAGCATCCGGGGATTCCATGGAACTTCTTAATCAAAAGGCCATGGAGATGGGTGCGAAGACAAAGTTCTCTGCAACTGAAGCAGCGGATGCGTTCAGTTACATGGCAATGGCTGGTTGGAAGACTGAGCAGATGATGTCCGGTATTGAAGGTGTCATGTATCTTGCTGGAGCTACAGGTGAAGACCTTGCGATGACATCTGATATTGTTACTGATGCCATGACCGCATTTGGAATGGCTGCAGATGGCACTAGCACTGTTTTAAAAGATGGAATGGAATTAGAGGTATCCAATGTTACGAGATTTGTTGATGTATTGGCGGCGACAGCAAATAACGCAAATACGAACGTTGCCATGCTCGGAGAGTCTTTTAAATATGTAGCACCTGTGGCAGGATCTTTGGGATACAGTGTTGAAGATGTGTCAACAGCTTTGGGAGTCATGGCTAATTCTGGCATAAAGGCTTCACAAGGTGGAACTGCATTAAGAACACTGTTAACGAATATGTCTAATCCTTCAAAATCGATGGCAGCAGCCATGGAAACGCTAGGAGTATCTCTTGAGGATGGCGAAGGAAATATGCTGTCATTTGCACAGGTATTGCAGGATCTGAGAGCAGGATTCGGTAATCTCAAGATGTCACAGGAAGATATTAATGCCGGCATGAATTACTGGAATGATCTCCTAGAATCAGGACAAGCTTCTGAGGATGAATATAATGCAGGAATTCAAGCAATTATGGAGAATGCTTTAGGCGCAGAGGGAGCCATGAAAGCACAAGCTGCTGCCATGTTAGCAGGAAAAACAGGTATGGCCGGATTATTAGCCCTTGTAAACACTTCTGATGATGATTTTAATGCCCTTACAGAAAGCATTAAAAATTCCAATGGTGCCTGTGAGGATATGTACAACGTCACCCAGAACAATCTGCAAGGAAAACTGACTGTGTTAAAATCAACACTTGAATCAATAGGAATATCTCTTGGAAATCAACTAATCCCATATGTTGAAAAAGCCACAGCTTTTATTCAAGGGCTTGCGGATAGATTTAATTCATTGGATGATTCAACAAAGCAAACAATAGTTAAGTTTGCTGCTATGGCGGCAGCAGTCGGTCCTGCAATAATGGTATTTGGTAAATTAACGGGACCTAGCGGAATAGGTGGACTTGTCACTAAGATAGGATCCTTTGCACTGAAAGTAAAAAGCGCTGGTGGTATTTTGGCCGCACTAGCAACGCCCGGAAATATCGTGGTTATAGCTTTACTGGCCATTGGCGCAGCGATTGCATTAGTTGTAACGCACTGGGATCAGATTAAGGCAGCAGCGCAGGTTGCTATGAATTTTATACAAACTACAGTTCAGACTGCTGTTGATGCTGTAAGAAGTAAGTTCGAAGAGTTTGGAGTGACTTTTGAATTTTTTAAGGAAAAACTCCAGCCGATACAGGAAAAGCTTCAGGAACTTGGCAATAAGTTCCGTGAATTGTGGACTACTTATGCTGAGCCAGCAATAAACAGTATCAAGGAAGCTATAAACGGTGCATGGAACTTTATTCAGCCCATATTACTGATGGTCGCTGAAGTAGTTAAGGATGTGTTCGAAGCAAGGATTAAGTTCGCAATAGATGCTGCAGTCCTTACATTCAAGTTCCTGTTTGAGCAGATAACAACAATCATTGATATGATCCTTGGAATATTCAACGGACTTATCGATTTCGTTGTTGGTGTGTTCACAGGAGACTGGGAACGTGCCTGGAACGGTGTAAAAGAGATATTCAATTCTGTTGTTGAAGGAATCCAGTCACTCTGGGAAAACATGATCAACTACATTGTCGGACTTATCCAGAATGTCATAGATAAGGTTTCTTGGCTGTGGGATAAGCTTACCGGAATTGGAAAGAAAACAAGTGAAGAAGCAAGCGCAGCAGGCTCAGTCGGTGGAAATGCTGTAGGTACTTCATACTGGCGTGGAGGTACCACATGGGTACATGAGCGTGGTGCTGAGATCATTGACCTTCCTAAGGGCTCACGTATCTATCCTCATTCTGAATCACTCAAGATGGCTTATGCCGAAGGTGCCAGAATGGGCTCAGGTAAAGGAACAGCAAACATAACTATATCAACACATATAGATAATGTATCTGTAAGAAACGAAAGTGACATAGACGCCATCGCAGCATCTATTGCTAATAAGCTTGAAAGAACAGCGCAGAATCTTGGATTTAATGAAATAAGTTACAGTTATTAAATGCACAAAATTGACTATTAGAGTCAATAAAATATATAATTGAATTGCCATAATCGATAATATTCAAGTATTAACAGCTTCAGGACTTCCCCTCATGGTTCTGGGGCTGTTTTTATGTCCTGCTGCCTGAGGAAATGATGAATCAAATTTCTTTTCAAAAACATTGGTTTGCATTTTAAACTGTATAACGATTAATATTCGGATTTTTAAATTCGATAAATTACATCAAAGAATAAGATGTATATTAATGGACATTTAAGGAAATGGTCAAATAAGTACATTTTAAAGTATAATGCGTGAATTTTATTGTACAACAAACATATTTAAAAATATAAACGAAAAAACGTATGTGATTTGAAGGGATGATAAGAATAACTTATATTTCATATATCATAAACATTCACAAACATACACAAACATAATTTGAAAGGGGAAGTTATGAATAAACAGAATGTAGTTGATATTAGTCCTAGAATGCTTAATTGCGCACAGCTTAGAGTTTATACAGGACTGGGAAGAAACAGCGCTATGAAATTGGCTGAAAAGATAGGGGCAAAGCATAAATATGGTAGTCGCGTTCTGTATGACAAGAACAAACTTGATGAGTATTTTGATGCAAAGCAGAATAAAGAAAAATAAGAAAAAAGCCGGGGAGGATTCTTTAAATGTCTAATGAGGGATGGACTGGAAATAATATTATTTTCCGGACATATTTTTATGGGGATGATAGCGAAGGAAATGATGGCAAGAGTCCAAAAGAGGGTGTAAAAGGGAAAACAGGACACTCATTTAATGAAGTCATAGGCAGCAGGTGTTTTGGAGCTGCTTTAAATGATGGAATAGTTGACATCTCATTTGATACAAAGGAAATGTTTGATACATTCTTGGATATTGCAGAAGCCAAACAATGGAAATGCCTAGCGCTTCCATCCGATCATGGAGGGCATTCCTTCTGGAGAAAAGGAAGCCATTTTAAGAAGAAAAGTGAAACGGGGACAGATAAGAAACTGGCTTGTGGTTTCATAGCAGACATAAAACACGGGAATACTTATATTCCGCTCAGGGTCCACGGGAGGGACAGGTTCCCTCCGGAATATGACATCCTTGAAGGAGAGGATTATGACATTGTTCCTGAGGAGCTTCTCCCAGTCGAAACGGACATAAACCTCTATGGCCTTGGTGAAGGTGATGGAAGAAATGATTCTCTTTTCAGATATATCCTTATCCTGCAGTCGCAACTTGGATTACCTGATGATAGGATTCGAACCATGTACAGGGAAGTTATCAATAGATTCATTTTGAAGAATCCGCTTCCAGAGGATGAACTATCAGTAATCTTGAGGGATGAGGCTTTTAGTCAGATAACAGAAGCGTTCTGGAAAGACAAGGTCTTTCTTCATTATAAGTTTGCCGGCTTCCTTATGGAACATGACCATATAATCAGATTATATGAACAGCTCCACATTTATGAAAATGGAGTATATGTCGCAGATCCGCTTCTCATAAATCAGAGGATGAGAAAATACATTCCCACGATAAGGAACAATAACATCAATGAAGTGTCCGGGTATATCCGTGATATGGCTGAGAGAAAAAAGCCCGCGCCTCCAAAATATATAGCTTTTCAGAATGGTGTATATGATATAGAGACAGATAAGCTGATACCACATTCACCAGATATAGTTATCACTAATATGATTCCTTGGGACTATGATCCTGCTGCCTATTCAGAGATTGCTGACAGATTTCTTAATGACATCTCTTGTAATGATCCCGAGATAAGGGCACTCCTGGAAGAGTGCATTGGATACTGCTTTTACAGAGAAGTAAAGTTTAAGAGCGCGTTTTTCTTGACCGGGGACAGGGATAACGGAAAGAGTACATTTTTAGAAGCACTGGGAGCAGTTCTTGGAGAAGATAACACCGTAAGTTTGGACATGGCTGAGATAAAGGATAAGCATACAACCGGGATGATAGGAGGAAAGCTTGCCAATATAGGGGATGATATAGAAGGAAACTATATTTCAGAGGTATCACTTTTTAAGAAGATTACGGACGGAAACAGGATAAAGGCAGACCCCAAAGGAATTAGTCCTTACAATTTCAGACCATATACAAAGATGGTTTTTTCTGCTAACAGCATTCCTGGGATAAACGATCCAACCGGAGCAGCCACTAAGAGGATGATAATCATACCATTTGATGCCTGCTTTGACAGGGATGATCCCAAGACTGATAAAGATATGAAGAAGAAGCTCAGGCAGGCAGCAGCTGTTCAATATTTTATCAAAATCGGCGTGGAAGGATTAAAAAGGATATTGAGGAATAACGGTTTCACTAAAAGTGCCAGAGTCTCCAGAATGCAGAAGGAATATATTCTGGAAAATGATCCGCTCACCGCTTTCATTGAGGAGACAGGAAAAAACCACATTATCAATACGAGCAGTGAAACGGTATTCAAAGAGTATGACATTTTTTGTTGTAATAACGGATTCCGCCTGAGTGGTTATACAAAGAATAAGTTTTCACGTGATCTCAATAAGAGGTTCAATATTGAGAGTGACGGACATGGAAAGTATAGATATAAAAAATCACATATCCAATGATCAAGCGTATGACAAAAAATAAATTTGGTGACTTTCCGTGAGAAAATGGTGAGAAAATGGTGAGAAATAATTCCGATAATCCGCATAAATACTGCTATCGGGGAGAAAAGCGTGGTTTTTTTATATTCTTATATATTTTTAAATAATGAATAATATATGTATCTATATATTAATAAAAATATTATTAATATAGGGGGAAAAACCACGCATTTCTCCCCGACTATAGTATTTATGCTACTTGCGAGAATTTTTTCTCCCCGATTTCTCCCCAAAAAGTCACCGAAACCACGCAAACCACTCTTTTGGAAAGGGAGATACAAATGAATATGACACAAAACTATGAAGAAAAAGCTGTTACTGGAGTTGAGTCTGAGATGTTGAGCAGACCAACAAGAACATATATTGAGTTTTTGGAGCTTATCCAGACAGACATCTGGAAGAAAGCTGGAGAGATTGTTGCGGATCTGAATAAGGACCTAGTGATATATCAGGAGCGTGATAATAATAACCCAGATGCGTCTGGAATGATAAGAGTTCGGGATAACAGGACATCAAACACCATGATTACTAGCAGAGAGTCAATACAGATAATGCAGCTTGTAAAGCCATTGGCTTTTTCGATTGATGATCATAAAGGCTATGTGTATGTTGTATGTCCTAAGTGTGGAATGATACACACTTATGAAGGAGATCGTGACATCGATCTCAACTATGCGGGAAAGAAAACTATAAGATGCAGAAAATACGATGATGAGTTTAATACATTCTTCATTGGAGGCATAGTATTTGATAATGGTGATCTTAAGCTCTTTGATTCAAACATGGATGAGGATGAGTTTCATGAATGTAACAAGCCATGGTGATGAGAAAAGCTCCTGGAGGCAGCAGGTTGTACTGTGTGAACATTGATTCTTTATAGGTAGGGTACAGTTTTCTCCACGGCTCCACACCGGCCAGAGATATCCCCCCGGAGTCTGACAGTCAAAAAATACTTTTTCTTCCAAGACCACGCCGCACCTAAATTTACAACGAATCCCTAAAATGAGAGGTGATACTATGGCAAGACCATCAAAACTGTTGAGTGATAATGCGCATAGAAGTAATGAATACATCAACAGCCGAAAAAAACTAGAAGAACAACTTAGAGGTAATGACAACAAACTAAATCCGCCTGAATATCTGACATATCCACAAAAGAAGGTGTTTAAAAGAGTATGCAGGGATCTTGGAGGAAGAGTTGGAAATACGGATTTATTTGTCATAACAATGTATGCAATATCAATTGACAGGCTAAATCAGATTGAAAAACTGATGAATGGACCCGAACGGGCAGCAGACAGGAAACTCATGAGGGCAAGGACAATATATACTAATGAGTTTTTCAGGTGCCGTTCTGAGTTATGCATTCCAAAGAGTGAAAATCCGGAACAGGAAGCACCTGCAAAGGTTAATTCTATCTATGATGTGTTTGAGGATGATTGAAATATAAAAAATTGCCCAAATCAGGCACATTTTTAGTAATGCTATAAGAATTATCAAAAAGCATTATGAGTGCCTAAAACGGGCAATTAGTAAGTTTATTTGCCTGAATCCATACGCCTTTCAATAGCTGTTTTGATATATCCATTAACAGATTCCCCAACGTTATCAGCTGCTGCCTTGATGCGCTCATAGTGATCCTTCTGGACATCTAGCGGAATACGTTTGATGTTTGCTTTTTCATATTTATAATGTGCCTTCTTCTGGCTATCAGATATAGTCATATTCTCTCCTTTCTTCCGGAGGAAAGTATAAAAAGCCCTTTTCCACCTTACATGTATATCTTAGCACAGAATCAATAATATGTACATACATAAAATGCATGAATATATATGTACATATTTGTGAATTATGTCAATAGATATATATGTACATATTAGTTATAATAATATCATAGAAAAGGATATTTGTAGCCGAAAGGGGGCGACAATATGACATATCAGGATATTCAGGAAGTAAACAACAAACTGCATAACATAGAGATCAAGGGCAGCGGATATGTTCCAGTAAAGGAAAGAATTAAAGCTTTTCGCATGATGTACCCTGAGGGTGGAATTGCAACGGAGATAATGCATTTTGATGATAATAAGGTTGTTATCAAGGCTGTTATCACAGATCCGGAAGGACGGATACTTTCAACTGGTCATGCCTGTGAGGTAAACGGCAGTACAAACATAAATAAGATGTCATTTGTTGAAAACTGTGAAACAAGCGCAATCGGACGCGCGCTTGGTGCCATGGGCATAGGTATGGACAAAGCAGAAAAAGGTTTTAAACAGCAACCTGCTGCCGATGTGATCACGCAGGATGAAAGCGAAAAACTCAATAAGCAGCTTTCAGATAATCAAAAGATATGGATATTCAGACGTTATGCGATTAGCAGCTTGTCAGAACTGGATAGAATGCAGTATAACGGGATACTTCAGACACTGGAACAGAGAAAAATGGTAACGCAGATTGCATAAGCAACCTGCTGCCTGAAATTAAGTTAAAGGGGATGGATATGAGAAAACGTAATTATTACAAGCTAGCAGAAGAATTTGAAAAGACATTTATTTATGGGAATAAGAAAGCACCGGCACTTTTTATGGATGAGTTGAATGATTTTCTAAAAGAATCCGTTAAGCGCGGTGCTAATCATAAGGAGCAATTGTTTAGCATTCTGGATGCAGGCATAATGATTGGCTATAAGTATGCAAAGTCTGAGGCCAGAAGAGACGGAAAAAGGAGAACGAATCATGAATGAAATTATAAATGGAGCATATCAGAATATGTTGTGTGGAAATGTATGCGCCGGTGTTAGTAAACTTTATAATGCTGCTACTTCAAAGTATCTGGCAGCCATGAAGGATTATATTCCTGGTGATGATGATCACGCATCAATACAGTTGGAGGAATTTGCGCAGGAATTGTTTGCACTTGGTTACTCTGAGTGTATGCGACAGATAACGAATGGAGCTGTTGACCTTCTTAGAAATTCAAAATAAAAACTCATGTGAGGATTTCCACACATGAGCCTTTATCCGGACAGAGAATCATTGATTGCAGAACACAAAACTTTTGGAACACATTGTTTTAGCTACACTTATATTATATTGCAGGTGTTGAGATTAGAAAAGAGGCTCTATTATGGCAAAACTGGCAGCAGGTGTTAAGAAACGCGATAATGGATTATTGGAAAAGAGATTCTATATTGATGGCAAAAGATATTCTGTGTATGGCAGAACCAATAAAGAGTTAACACAGAAGGAACAGGATCTGAGGGAAAAGATAAAAGATGGATTCTATAAAAAGAATTCAGATATCACTTTTGGAGAATACTTTAATGAGTGGAAAGAACAAAAACGCACTGGTATCAGGGAAAGCACGCTTAAACAATACATATCACAGTATGATTCTTGCCTTAAGGGATATTTTGAAAACATCAAGATAATTAGTATTGAGCGTAGACAAATACTCAAGTGGCAGGCAGAAATGCAAAAGTCTATAACCAGATGCGGAAAAGAGTATTCAATCAGTACTTTGAATTTCACACTGACACTTCTCAAATCAGTGTTAAAAGATGCAGTTAACGATGAAATCATAGTTAAAAGCCCGGCAGCAGGTGTTAAGGCATTGAAAAATACGAAAATCAAAGCTACAGAAACATACCACAGGGCATTGACTGTTGAGGAACAGAAGGAATTCATGAAGGCGCTTGAAAGTGAATACTACTATGAGTTTATTGCTTTCCTGTTATGCAGCGGCATGAGAATTGGAGAACTGGGTGCACTTTCATGGAAGGATATAGACAGGAAGAATGGCGTTATTCACATTACAAAGACTATAACACGTACTTTGGAAGATGGAATGGTTGTGGGCGATTTCCCAAAGACAGATGCAGGAAAAAGGGATAT